TAGCCCCCCCCTCCTTTATCTGTTACTTTGTGACGACACTACAGCCGTCTGCCTACCCACACCACCCGGCCAATGATCTTAAGCAGATCAGCGCTGTCTTCGGAGATAATCTCCGTGTCATAGCGAGGGTTGTCGGGTTTCACCACAATACTGCCATCGAGCTTCCGCTGGATACGCTTGACGAGCAGCCCGCCATTCAGTTGCAGCGCATAAATTGATCCATCCATAACACCTTTGGTGGTCATGTCCAGAAGCACCACATCCCCCTCGGAGAGAGTAGGCTCCATGGAGTCGCCGATCACGCTGATGAGTGCGAGATCGCGCACAGAGACACCCAAAGAGTTCCTCACCCATTCCGCCCGGAAAGAAAGATAATCCACCACCTGCTCGCCATGGATAACGGAACCGCCTCCGGCGCTGGCCTCTACTTCGTAGCGCGGGATGTGGACGAAGTCATCGCCGAGAGCAACACTGCGATCTGCCGCCCCGTTTTCCGCTATGCCACCTGCCAGCTTATCGCCATCACCAGTCATCAGCCAGTCGGTATTACAGTGATACTCCTGGCCAATTTTGAACGCCCACTGGATAGGAAAAGAATTCCGCTGTCTCGCGCCAGAGACTGTCCCTGGTTGGACTTCAAGGAATGCGGCCAACTGATTGTCCTTTTGCCAATCAGTAACCTGCTTGATCCTTTCCCAAACAGCGTCAAATGGAATTTTTAGCCCTATGTTTCTTGCCATTTTTCTCGGCTTAATTTCTTTCGGACTTTCAAAAAATAAAGTCCGAAAGAAAGTCTGAAATTGTTTTCCTAGCAAACTATCGGTTAATAACAACGTACAAGTAGATAGTTAGCTCGAAAGTGGGCAGCATTCTGTAAAAAGAAAGTCCGAAACGATTTTTGTTTGACTTGATGTTCGTTTTGGACTAACTTGTGAGGCATAGGGACATACGACCCTATTTTTATATCATACCTGCACTATAGAAATGGGTCAATGTCCGACTGCCTGAAACGTTCGGACGGAAAACGTAAAAACAGTGGACGGAGAAAAAGACTTGAAACCAATTCAGCTCGATCTTTTCTCACAACCAACCCTTGCTACCGTTGTCCGCGATGTGAAAGCGGCAATGAACCAGACGATCAAGGAGTCTTCCTGCTCCAGGGATCAAGTGTTGGACCGCATGAACATCCTGGCCACTCGCTACGGCGTGCAGCTCAACAAAAAGGCCAAGGAGCTCTCCAAAGACATCTTTGAAAAATGGCTCAACGTGAACGAGTCAACCCACTATCCGGCGCTTGCCGCCCTGTCTATCTTCTGCGCCGCCACCGGCAACATCGAACCCATAGCCATTCTTCTCCGGCCGATCGGCGGCATGGCGATAGGGGCAGAGGATGTCAAGCTGCTCAAATGGGCACGCGCCTACCACCAAGCCAAAGGTTTACGCAAACAGATGCGGGATCTGGAGGCCGAAATCTAATGAGAAACACGCTTGAGATAGAGATCTGGATGAAACGCAGAAAGCTGACTGTTTCCGATATCCAGCGGGCTCTGAACTTCAAAAATCATGGCGTGGTAAGCGATACCATCGCCGACCGGCGGCAGAATCGCAGGGTGTTGCAGTACCTGCTCAAGGAAGGATGTCCGGCCAGATACCTTGATCTACCAAAAGACATGAGGGAGGCAGCATGAAAGAAGAGGTCGTAGTCAAGGGAGAGGTTGTCAAGCCGCTGTCAACGTTGGAGCAGAAAAGGCTCGCGCAGCTTGAGGAGGTGGTTGTCGTCAACTTCAGGTCGTTCGTTCAGGTTGGCCAGGCCCTGGCCGAGATCCGGGACCGGCAACTGTATAGGGAGACGAGCAAGACCTTCGAACTGTACGTCAAGGATGTTTTCGATGTGGCACGCGGTACGGCATACAGATATATCGCCGCTGCCGAGGTGGTGGAAAATGTCTCCAATTGGAGACAAAAGGATGGCTCATCTCCACTGCTGCTCCCAGTGAACGAGGCCCAGGTAAGGCCTCTTACCAGGCTCCGGCCGGAACAGCAGGTTTCTGTCTGGCAGGCGGCGGTAGAGCGGGCACCCAGGGGCAAGGTTACCGCCGGTCACGTCAATAAGGTGGTCAAGAAGTATCTCGGCGAAGCCACCACCACCGGCATCCGCAACACTCAGGCCCGCTTGCAGCACGAACATGTGAGTGCCGACTTCAAAGCGGCGTTCGATGCCTTGCTTGACCAGGTCGTCAAAGAAAAAGAAGCGGGCTACAAAACCACACCCAAGGCCATGATCATCAAGTATGTGGTCTCGCTGCGGGCGATCCTCGCCGAGGGAGAGGCTGATGGGCTCGTAGGGGGAAGCGAGCTGATTGAAGAGCGTGCCTTTAATGGCGGCTCTAACGATGCGAACAAGCTACTGCGGGCCGGATACCGCCTTTTTCGCATGGACCGCTCCAGCATGACCATCAAAGAGTCCAACGGAGGAGGATGGAAGAAGCACAGTGGCCCGTTTGACACGGTCAAGGCGATGGAAGCCGAGTTCAAGGCTGTCCTGCAAGACGAAAAGCATCTACAGGGCTAGCCCATGCAAGCGGCATATTCTGTAAAAGAGATATCTAGCCTTGCCCTGGCTATGTTGCCAGGGACGGAGCGTGGCATACAGCAACGGGCCGACCGCGAAGACTGGCCTTTTTTTTGGCAAAAAGTCCGTGGCGGACAGCAAAAGCAATATCTCGCCGAGCTGCTGCCGCCGCCGATCCGTAAAGCCATCCTCGACCAGGAGCAGATCGCCGCTCTGGTGCCGGTGGCTCCTCAAGCACTGCCGCAGGACGAGGTGGTGAGCGAGGGCCAAACCCAGAAAGCCCTGCTCAAGGCCGATCTGCTCCGCCTTTACATGCAAGCCATGGCCACCGCGCCCTGGGGCAAGAAGGACCAGGCCCGCGCCGATTTCCTCTCCGCATACAACTCCGGCATCGCCTACCCGCAGATTTTCGCCGCCCTGGGAGAGATCAACTGGAAAACCATCGAAGGCTGGAAAATACGGGTCAAGAAGAGCAACGGCAACACCTTCCAGCTCGCCGACCGTCGCGGCTCCTGCCGAAAAGGCAAGAGCGGACTCACTGAAACGCAAACCGATATCCTGCTGCGCTGCGCCCTGCATCCCAATAAGCCCCGCACCGCCGAGGCCATCCGCATGGCGCACAGCATCATGCGGACCAAGGGGATCAGCAACGGCCACTCGGAGGCCACCTATCGCCGCTGGCTCCAAGACTGGGCCTCCCGCAACTATCATATCTGGGTGTTCAATCGTGAGGGGGCCAAGGCCTGGAATGACAAGTGCGCCTTTTACATCGAACGCGATTACCGCCTGATCAATGTGGGCGATGTGGTGGTGGCCGACGGTCACACCCTGAACTTCGAGGTGATAAACCCCTGGACCGGCAAGCCAAAGCGCATGACGCTGATCTGCTTCCTGGACATGAAGTCCGGCATACCCCTGGGCTGGGAGATCATGCCCACCGAGGACACGTCCTCCATCTCCAGCGCCCTGCGCCGCGCCATACTGCGCCTGGGCAAGATCCCCAAGGTCGTCTATCTCGACAATGGCCGGGCATTCAAGAGCCGGTTCTTCCAGGGCACGAATTTCGAGGAGGCCGGGTTCGCCGGGCTCTATGAGCGCCTCGGTATCAAGACCATCTTTGCCTGGCCATACCATGGCCAGAGCAAGACCGTGGAGCGGTTCTTCGGCTCCTTTGCCGAGCTGGAGCGCTGGTGCCCGACCTATACCGGCACCAGCATCGAGACCAAACCGCCCCGGATGATGCGCGGCGAACGGCTGCACCGCAAGCTGTACGAGAAGGCCAACGAGGGTCGTGTTCTCACCATGGAGGAGGCGCACCGCGCCATCGCCGCCTGGTTTGATGTGTATGCTAACCGTCCGCAGCGCGGCCACCTGGATGGGCAAGCGCCCATGGAGTTGTTCCTGGAGGGCCGAGGCCCTGGAGTGGACAAAACCGCCCTGGCCTACCTGATGATGAGCTTGGAGATTCGCCATATCAACCGCAACGGCGTCACCTTCCAGGGCCAAAACTACTACGCCCCGGCGCTCTATGGCCGTCGCCATCCGGTAGTCATTCGCTATGATCTGCAAGACCCCTCGACGATCTATGTCTTTGAGCCGGACGGCACCTACCTCTGCGAGGCCAGCCCGGTAGAGGGAGTCCACCCGGCAGCCACCATCCTCGGCACTGAAGAGGATAAGGAAAAACTCCGCCAGCACATTGAGTTCAAGAAGGGCCAGGAAAAGGAAGCCTCGGCCACGGCCCGCGCCTTTTTGGAACAGGAAGTGCTGCCCGAGCACCAGCGGCAGCTGGCCACCATCGGTGTGCTGACAGATGATCGGGGGCAAGCCAAGCAGCTGCCCGCCCCGGTGGTGAGTCTTGATGCTGAGAAGCTGGCCCGAGAAGTGGCGGAGAACGCCAGGTTGCAAGGCGAAGCGGACGAAAGAGATTTCCGGGAAGACTTGTTGGCCATGGATAACAGCGACCGCTTCGAACGACTGCTGGAGCTGGAGGCACAGGGTGTTGAGCTGGCAGAGGAATGGCTGGGGTTCATGGCCTTCTTCCCGAAGACCAGCGACTACACGAACCATGAAGAATATTGGGAGTCACGCCGAATGGCGTTCATCCTGATGTACCGGAACCAGGCGTCTAAATAAAAAAGGCCGGTGTGACAGCACCGGCCCACATATCAATCCTCAACCCAATGGAGGTGACATGACCACGAATATAAAATTCACCCCGACGTTTGTCCAGACAAAAAACGTGCGCGAGTTCGACACGTTGATGAAGGGACTGATGATCGGCAAGGGAGGATCAGGGGAAGGCGACGAGCGGCTGGCTTGTGTCTCCGGTCGGGCCGGACGCGGCAAAACCCGCACCACTCAGATCTGGGCGGCCAGAAACGGCTGCGCCTACATCGAGACCGTTTCGGTGTGGAGCGAGCTGGATTTTTTGAAAAAGCTCTGTCTGGAGTTAGGGGTAAGGCAGATCAGCCATCGCCGAGGCCCATGCTTCGACGCCATCATCGACGTCATGCTGTCAAACCCCAACCGGCCGGTCTTTATCGACGAGATCGAGCGGTTCGGCCAGAAGTACCTGGAGATCGTCCGCGACCTGGCCAAGATCACCGGCGGGATCATCGTGCTGATCGGCGAGGAGGAGCTACCTCACCTGATGAAACAAAATCGCCGGGTATGGTCCCGCACCTACCGGGCCATGGAGTTCGAGCCGGTAAGCCCTTCTGATATCGTTACCTATGTGGCCCAGACCACAACCATGGCCCTGGGAGCAAAGGCTGCGGAGGTGATGCACAAGGCCTCTGGCGGGGATCTCCGCATCGTGCGCCGGGACACCATTAACCTGGTTGATGCCGCCAACAGCCTCAAGCGCCCCGGAGAAGTGGACGCAGAGCTGGCCGGGATCGCCTGCAAGTGCGGGCTCAGGGGGTAGGCCATGGCCCATGAATCATTTTCAAAAAGGGTGCTGGATGCAGTAACCGATCGCGCCGCCTCAGCGCCTGACCATCAGGCCTCGGTGAGCGATATATCCGATGCCCTGATGATCCAGACCACGGCAGAGCACAAACGCATGCTCAACACGCTGTCCGATCTGAAGAATGCGGGCCGGATCGTGCGGGTAAGCCAGGGGGTGTATGCCCCGGCCAAGCGCGAAGTCCAGCCTGAGATCCGCGAGAGGATGTGGCGGGTACTGCGGATGCGCCGTCGGGTCATGGTGGACGATCTGGTGGAGATGGCCGAGGCCAGCGCGGAGTATGCCAGCGATTGGCTGCGCACCTTGGAAATTCAAAAGGTGGTGCGGAAGATCAACCCTGGCGTGGGCAAGCCCGGCGTTTGGCAGTTGATCAACGATACCGTGGAAATGCCGGTGGATACGAACAGCGCAGCCAAGTACCGGGCTCTGCGGAAAAAGAAGAAACAACAGGCCCTGGCGGACCTTGCGGCGGCACAGAAGCTGCTCGGCAAGGCACACCAGGCCATAACGGAGATGGAGGATTGATCATGGATAAGAATCAAGCGGTGCAAGACGCGGCTCACAGCATCCTTGACGATGTTGTCGCGGTGCAAACGGCGGTAAGCGGACAGTGCATGGTCCCGGTGGTGGTCCGGCAGGGGCTGCGCAACATCCAGATCCAGGCCAGGGCGCTGCTGGCTGGCGGTAAAGCGGAGCCGTTCCCGGACGGGCCAATCGGCCAAGGCTACCGGCTGGATGTGTTGGACGTGCTCCAGGGATTGACCTCGGCGCTGGTCAACAAAACGGCCGGGGCGGATGGAGACAGAACCGATGAAGAGTTGCACCTGATCGCCCTTGCCGCAGAGGCGGCGCATAATCGGATCAACAATTATCTGCTGGTAAAACGGGCGGAGAACCTGATACGGCGGCGGGAGGGCAGCAATGGACTGGCTCAGCTTACTGCGTAAAGCGGTGCGGGTTGAAGGTGGACAAGCTGCCGTGGGTCGCAAGATAGACTACAGCGAGTCCACCATCAGCTTGGTACTGGGCGAAAAATACAACGGAAGCACCGATGCGATCCGCGACAAGGTGCTGGAAATATACGGAGAAAAAGCAATGAACGAAAAACCGGTGCCGGAAGGCTACAAACGCAATGCGGCGGGCAATCTGGTGCCCATCGAAAACATCAAAGAAATCGACCTGACCAGGGATGATTTTGTCCTGGGCGTGATCAAAAAGGCGGAGAAGATCAGCACCATGCTCGCCGAGTTCAAGACCGCGCTGGCCGGAGACATTCAGGCCTTCCTGGAACTCTCCGCCGAGAGATACGGGGCCGATATGGGCGGAGCCAGGGGCAACCTGAGCCTGGTGAGCTTCGACGGCAAGTACAAGGTGCTGCGGGCCGTGGCCGATCGCCTGGAGTTTGATGAACGGGTACAGGCGGCAAAAAGCCTGATCGACGATTGCCTGCGGGAATGGACCAAAGACTCCAGGTCCGAGATCCGGGCTCTCATCGACAACGCCTTCCAGGTGGATAAGAAGGGCAAGATCAATACCAAGCGCATCCTCGGCTTGAGGCAGTTGAAGATCGATGACCCCACCTGGCTGCGGGCCATGGAGGCCATCGGCGACGCCCTCACCGTGACCGGCGCCTGCACCTATTACCGGGTGTACGAGCGGGATGAAAAGGGAGAGTATCAACAGATTCAACTGGACTTTTCTGGGGTGTGATCCATGAAGCCCGGCATGGACCCAGACAAAATAGTCACCGTCCTATTCCTTGTGCTGATTGCCGGTGCTGCGGTCTTCGCCCACATCAATCAGCAGTTGAGGGTAGATATTGCCAGACTTGAGATGGAACGCCTGGATCAGGCGGGGTTGATCGGTTGGGTTAATCTCGATCTGGCAACGATGCAGCTTTATTTCGTGGGGAGGTGAGTGATGGATACAGTTTTTATCGCGGATTTTTTGGAGGAAAATTACCGGGTCTTCCAAAACTTTCTTGAAGAAAGAGGGGTAGACCCAGCTGAGGCTGATGTGATTATCGACCGGCTAAGAAAAGACAACTAAAGCGAAACCGGGCTTCGGCCCGGTCATCCAGGCGTGGCGGCCTGGGTCTGATGATGCAGCCAAAGGATAAAAATGAGCGCGGAACCACTGGAACAGGAAGAAGAACAACGCCCCACACGGACAAAGCCAGTGGTGGTCAAACTGCGGCCGCACTGCACTGGCCCCCGGCTCATCGGCTGTCCAGCCTATCCGACAACCGGGCTCCTGGCCGGGGCCAGCGTTGAGTGGTGCCAGTCAAGCCGAGGCAGGATGGCGGCGTGTGCCACCTGCCGGTGGAATAAGGCATGATCCGCTGCCAGGGCGGCTGGTGCGATTGGTGCCCGGTGAAGATCCAACTGGAGTGTGAGGAACAACGAATGATCCCCATCGAAAGAATCGAACATATCAGGCAATGCCTACGGCGGATGAACCCGGTGCTGGGTTCTGAGCTGGCCGGAGCCGCTGCCATAGAAAAGGAATTGCAGGCCCTGGAACTAATCTTTACCCGGCTCGGTGTGATGGTTGAGGCATTGTCGCCTAAAGACCCGCAGCGCTGCCCTGCCTGCCCCTACCCGGCATCCCTAGAAGCAATGACCCGCAACGCCCTGACCGGTGACACATGCGATTGATCTGCCCAGGCTGCGGCCTCACCGCCTCTGTGGAGGCGTGGCTCAATGATGCCGAGGCCCGCGAGCTGTTGCTTGTCGTGGCCAGGCTGCCGCATCCGTTGCCGGAAGCCTGCCTGCCGTATCTGGGCCTGTTTCGGCCGGAGAGCAAAGCCTTGAGCTGGAAGAAGGCGGGACGAATCGTGGCGGAGTTGGCGAAGATCGCTGGCTCAGGCCATGTCCAGGTGCAGGGCAAGCCCTCCCGGCCATGCTCGCCCCGGATATGGGCCGAGGCCATGGGGCAGATGCTGGACCGGAGAGACCGGATCACCAGGCCCATGCCGAACCACAACTACCTGCGCCAGGTGGCCTGGCAGTTGGCCGACGAGGCGGACGCCAAGGGCGAGAAACAGCGCAACGAGAATGAAAAGACTGGGACTCTGCCCAGGGAACGGATTGTCAGCACCAACCCGCTGGCCAAGTTGATGGGGGAAGATGGATGAATTATTTGCTTTCGTTTGCAGTATGCGTGGCGGCTACCGTTTTCTCGGCCCTCGGCGGCTCACTGGAGGTGAAATACTTGGTTATGAGCGACGTCAATGTCGCGATATTCTTGCTGATCGCCTGGGGGCTGGATAAGAAGCGCCTCCCCATCAATATCAACCTGACCGTCAAGCGTGGTGACTGATATGCCGACCAGAGCCGACCTCGCTAAGATCCACATCGCGGTTAAGGAATTGAACCTCACCGACGAGGCCTACCGGGATATGCTGCACCTACATTTCGGCGCCTCCAGCGCCAAGGATCTACTACCCAAACAAGTGGTAGTCCTGCTCAACCAGTTCCGGGCCAAGGGCTGGAAGCCGAAGAAAAGCGCCGTTGTAAAGCATGGCCGCAAGGATGACAACTTTATCGAGATCAAACCGGGACCGAACGCAAAGCAAAAGCGCTACATCCTGGCCCTGTGGAACGCCCTGCGCTATGACGTTGCTAAGCTGCATGCCCGCTGCAAAAAGCAGTTTAACGTGGAGCGGTTCGAGTGGCTGGAAGATGACCACGACCTGTTCGTCCTGGCCACGGATCTGCGTCAGCGGTGCATGAATGTCGGCATCGATCCGGAGCCGAATTGATGATAGGCGAAAGCGACATTGTCGAATTACCGGATGACGCTCTGCCAGGATTGGAGAATCTGAACGGCGACCTGCGGATGCTTGCCGAGGTTCCGGGAGTAGGAGTAGCCATGGCCTTGCGTATTGCCCAGATCTTTGGCGGCACGCCGATCCGCATCTATGGCACACAGAAATGGCTGCGGCGGCACCGGGACCGCTGCATCCGGAATGAAAACGACAACGGCGTCTCCGCCGTGGAGCTGGGCCGCAAGTATCGGTTGAGCGAAAGGCAGATATGGAATATCCTCGGTTCACCCGAGCTGGAAGAGCGTCAGATAAGGATGTTTTAAGGAGACCAAACCATGAAGAAAACAACGACAATCTTGCTCGCCTGCCTATGTCTTCCTGTGGTCGCCTCCGCTGCGCATCTACATAAGGAGAAGTGGTACCAGGATCAATGGTGCTCCGAGCATGGCGGACAGGCCGAGGTGGTTCTCCCGGACAGTACACGCGCCGATTGCATCACGGCCACCCATGCCATCGAGCACGACTTCGGGCCGAAATGGGCCGAGGCCATCGGCCAGGCCCTTTATTATTCGCTGCAAACCGGCAAACGGGCCGGGGTTGTCCTAATCCTGGAAGACCAGCAAGACCGCGTATACTGGCTGCGTCTGAACAGCACAATACAGCACTTCAACCTGCCAATCGATACATGGGCAATCGGCCCGTCTCCTCAGTAAATTTCCCATCTGGGGCGAGCTCTGCGCCGCCCCGCCTCATCGCTTCATCTCCAGCACCTTTCTTCCCCACCCTGCAATCCCACTACTGAAACCGTTCAGCCTTACTCCCTCCCCCAAACCCCTGTAATTTATCCCCAATAGCTACACCCACTCTCCCTTGCGCATCCGGTCCGGATTGTCCGGTCCGGATGCTTTTCCCGCGAGGGAGGAGAGGCACGATGAAGAAGAAAAAGCGGAGGGCAAATGCATGAGCGAGGAAGACTTCGACCGCGACCTTGAGCAACAGCTTATCAAGCATGAGGACTTGCGGCTCAAGCCGTATAGGTGCTCGGCGGACAAGCTCAGCATCGGCGTTGGCCGAAACCTTGACGACAACGGCATCACCCGAATCGAGGCCATGGTGATGCTGCGCAACGACATCACCAGCACCAGGTTTGCTTTGGAAAAGGCAGTCCCAGGCTTCCTCGGTTTTTCGGCCCAGCGTCGCAGGGCCTTGATCGACATGTGCTTCAATCTAGGCTTGTCCAGGTTCTTGCAATTCAAGCAAATGCTCGCCGCTATCAGGATGGGCGATTTCTGTGGAGCAGCGGATGAGATGCTCGACTCCAAGTGGGCATCGCAGGTTGGCAAAGAGCCAGGCCAGCGTGCGCATACCTTAGCAACCATGATGCGGGAGGGATAACCATGGGACTTGATTTAACTGGGCTTGGATCGGTGGCCGACCTGGCCAAGGGTCTGGTCAACAGATTCTTCCCGCCCGCCATGAGCGACACGGAAAAGGCCGCTGCCCAGATCCAGATCGAACAGATGCTGGAGCAACGGGAGACCGCCTTGATCGATATGCAGCGGTCGGTGATCACTGCCGAGATGGCCCAGGGCGACAACTACACCAAGCGGGCGCGGCCGAGCATCGTCTATTTCGGCCTGGGTGCCATCGGCTTGGTCCATGTTCTGTTGCCGGTGCTCGCCTGGTTGATCCTGACCATCATGGGCAAGCCGGTCGTGTTGCCCACAATTCAACTGCCAGAGCAGTTCTGGCTCACCTGGGGCGGCGTCTGTTCCATCTGGATGATCGGCCGAACTGCGGAGAAGCGCGGTCAAAGCAGCCAGATGCTGAGTCTTATCACTGGGTCGAAATAATGCACGAACCCAGAGACGAGGGCGATGTGGCCCAGGATTACCAGGCCAAGCACAATGCGGCGGCTGTTGCCGATCACCGGGCGAAAATGGAAGGCCAGATGGCGACTCCGTCTTTGATGATTTGTGAGGACTGCGAAGAGAAAATTCCGGAGGAGCGCCGCAAGAAACAACCGGGCTGCACCCGCTGCGTGGCGTGTCAGTCACTACATGAACGCCTCAAGGGGGGGATGTGATGTTTGAAGGTCTGTCGCTGTCGGTGATTATGCCCATTGTCTCCATGCTTGGCCTACCTGGCTTGGTGCTGATCTTTTGGTATGTGGACCAGCGACGCATCACCGAAGCGGCGGCCCGTCACATGGCGGAGATTGCCGCCATCAAGGAACAGTTTACAGCAGTCATGGAGTCCTCGGAAAAACGATTCGAGGCCGTGGTGCGGATGTACGAAGACAATGTGCTGCTGGTCAAGGGGTATGAGCGGCTGGCCGGAGATCTGGCCAACATCATCCACCTGAACACCCAGATGCAAACCCGGCTGGTAGAGAAGATTGAGAGCAACATGAATTGCCCGATTGTGCGGGATGGAGGGTTCAAGAAATGGGCTTTGACGGCGAACGGCTAAAACACATGGGCAGGCTGGCGGAAAAAGAGGCGGACGCCCGGCGGCTTAAAATGAGCATCCAGGGCGATATTGACGCCGTCCGGAATCTTCTGGACCCGTTCGCTCCGATCGAGGATCTGCGGGCCGAGGTTGCCGCCGCCCAAGCCGTGGAGCTGGCAGGCAAGCATGCCGAGTATTGCGGTCTGCTTGAAGAAATCAAGGCCATCAAGAAGGCCCTGGGGATCTGACCGATGAGCCCGGAATCGTACTCCTGGGAGACCCGCGAACAAGCGGAGGAACTCTACATCATCGACGGACTCACCTATGAGCAGGTGGCGGAACGGACTACCGTTTCGCTTTCGCAGCTCAAGCGATGGGGAGGCGAGTCAGGATGGGTGGAACGGCGCAAGGAGTACCGCCAGGCGCAAAGCGACATCCGGCGAGGAGTAACCCTGGCCAAGGCCAAGGCGGTCAATGCCCTGCTCACAACCATGGACCCGCAGACGGCTTATGCCTTCGCCTCCCTGGTTAGCTCCGGCAAGATCATCGAACAAGAGGCGCGGGATAACCGTATCGCTGCCCCGGCTGAACCGGCCACAGGCAGCATCGAGCGACCGATCAAGACTGCCGAGGACGCGGTGGTTGCTCTGCAAGAAGCGGTGGAGAAAAAAGTCATCGCCATGCTCACCCAGCCAGGCGGTGTATCTCTCGCCGGGATCAAGGAGATACGGCAGTCCCTGGAGATGGTCGAGGATATGACAGCCAAGTACAAACCGAGCACCGAAGAAACCGGCAAACCCGGCGGCCTTTCCGATGAAGCGGCCGAGGCTATCCGTCGGCAGATCCTGGGATTGAGCAAGTAGCGATGACTGAAGATACCTTTGTCAAAGAAGACCGCTCGAAACGCACTCCCATGGCGCTGCTGTCCTACCAGCAACGCTGGCTGGAGGACGATGCGGATGTCAAGATCATCGAAAAATCACGGCGCATCGGTTTGTCCTGGGCGGAGGCGGCGGACGATGCCCTGCTGGCCGCCAGCCAGAGCGGCATGGATGTCTGGTACATCGGCTACAACAAGGACATGGCTCAGGAGTTCATTGAGGACTGCGGCGACTGGCTCAAGCATTACGACAAGGCCGCCTCCGAGGTCGAGGAGTTTGTATTCGATGACGAGGACAAAGACATCCTGGCCTTTCGCATCCGCTGCGCCTCCGGCCATAAAATAGTGGCCCTGTCGAGCAGGCCCTCCAACCTGCGCGGCAAGCAAGGCAAGGTGGTCATCGACGAAGCTGCCTTCCACGACAACCTGGGCGAGCTGATCAAGGCGGCCATGGCGCTGCTCATGTGGGGCGGCAAGGTGGTGATCATCTCCACTCACGATGGCGACAGTAATCATTTCAACGAAGTGATCCAGGAGGTGCGAGCTGGAAAGAAACCGTACAGCCTGCACCGGGTAACACTGGATGATGCCCTGGCCGAAGGCCTATACGAGCGCATCTGTCTGCGTCTTGGCAAGGAGTGGAGCCAGGAGGCCGAGGAAGCCTGGCGCAAGATGATTATCGCCCAGTACGGAGATGGCGCGGATGAGGAGCTTTTCTGCATCCCGAGTGCCGGTGGCGGAACCTATCTGACCAGGGCGGTTATCGAACGCTGCATGCGTGAAGATATCCCAATCCTGCGCTGGGCTTGCAAGGATGAGTTTGCCATCTTGCCGGATCACATCCGTCAAGCCGAGGCCCGCGATTGGTGCGAAGAGCATCTGGCTCCGCTGTTGGCCCAGCTCGATCCGAACCGCGCCCATTACTTCGGCGAAGACTTTGCCAGAACCGGAGATCTATCAGTCTTTGTGCCGTTGGCAGAAGAACAGAATCTCAAGTACCGCGCCCCCTTTGTGGTGGAACTGGCAAACGTGCCGTTCAAGGAGCAGGAACTCATTTTGTACTACATCGTGGACCGGTTGCCTCGCTTTACCCGTGGCAACCTCGACTCGCGGGGCAACGGTCAGTACCTCGGCGAGCGGGCCATGCAGAAATACGGCCCTGAGCGCATCGGCCAGATCATGCTGTCCGAGGCCTGGTACCGGGAGGAGATGCCCAGGTTCAAGTCGTTCTTTGACGACGGCACCATTGAAGTCCCGAAAGACGCCGACCACATGGACGATTACCGGGCAATCAAGATGATCAAGGGTGTGGCCAAGCTGCCGGACACTAAGACCAAAGGAAAGGACGGACGGCAGCGGCATGGTGACGCCGCCATTGCCGTGGCCATGGGCGTGGCCGCCACAAGGGCCGAGGCCTGCGAATACGCCTACCACCCGGTAACGGCTAAAGATATGCACGACATGGAGCGGCCTGTTTCCATGACCGCCGGATTCGGCCGCATTCAAGGAGCATGGTAATGGCAAGCCTGGTTGATCATCTCGGAAGACCGATCAAAAAAGAGCAGCTCACCAAGGAGCTGGCAGCACCCAGCCTGTCCGGGGTGCGCACGGTTTGGGACAACACCGTCACCAGCGGCCTCACACCGCATCGCCTTGCCTTAATGCTCCAGGGTGCGGCCGCTGGCGACATGTACGACTACCTCACCCTGGCCGAGGAAATGGAAGAGCGCGATCTCCATTATCGCTGCGAGATCGGCAAGCGCAAGCTGGCCGTCTCCAGCCTGCCGGTAAGCGTTGAGGCGTACAGCGACTCGACCCACGATGTGAAGCTGGCCGACGATGTGCGTGCCCTGGTGAAACGCGCCGGGTTTCGTGGCCTGCTCAAGGATCTGCTCGATGCGATCGGCAAGGGGTATTCCGTGGCCGAGATCATCTGGCAACGTGGTGCCACCTGGTGGCCGGAGCGGTACGAGTGGCGCGATCCCAGATTCTTCACCTTCGATCGGGAGAGCCGCAGGCAGATCCGGCTCCTGGATGAAGAGGACATGATAAACGGCATTCCGCTTGCGCCTTACAAGTTCATCGTCCACTTGCCGCACCTCAAGACCGGCATTCCAATCCGTGGCGGCCTGGCCCGCGTTGCTGCTTGGTCGTACCTGTGCAAGAACTACGACGTCAAAGACTGGCTTGCCTTTGTCGAGGTGTTCGGCATGCCGCTTCGGGTTGGCAAATACGGGGCTGGCGCGAGCGGTAAGGACATCGACGTTCTCAAGATGGCAGTGGCCAACCTGGGCAGCGATGCCGCTGCGGTGATCCCGGAGTCCATGAAGATCGAGTTCATCGAGAGCGGCAAGAAAGGTGGAGGCGAAAGCATCTTTCAGGCGCTGGCCGATTGGCTCGACGCCCAGGTAAGCAAGGGCATCCTCGGTCAGACGGCATCCAGCTCCGGCACGCCCGGTCGTCTCGGTGACGACAAGCTTCAGGCCGAGGTCCGCGACGATATCCGCAACGACGATGGCCAGCAGCTTGCGGAAACGCTCAACCGTTATCTGGTCAAGCCGTTCATCGACCTGAACCACGGCCCCCAGGAGAATTACCCGGAGCTGACTCTTCAGGCGCTTGAGCAGGAAGATATCAAAACTCTTGTTGATGCCTTGGAAAAATTGGTGCCGTTAGGCTTGGAGGTTGAACAATCGGTGGTGCGTGACAAGATCGGCCTGCCAGACCCGGCCAAGGGCGCGGTGCTGCTCAGGCCCAAGGATAAGCAGCCACCCGCAGAACCAGCAGCGGCAGCAGCGAAGCCTACGGCAGCCAACCGGCAGCAGAGCAGTGCGAACGGCGCTTGCCCCGGTTGCGGGTCAGCCAGAAACAGTCAGGGCGATGATGGCGTCGACGTTGTCGACGAGCTGACGGAACAGACCCTGGCCGATGCCGACGGCTCCGACATGGTGGATGAAGTGTACCGGCTGCTGGCCGAGAGCGGAAGCCTGGAAGAGGCCCAGGTAAAGCTGCTCGATATCTACGATCGCATTCCGCTGGCAGCAACAGGCGAGGCCCTGGGCAACAGATTGTTCCAGGCCGACCTGACCGGCCGGGCCGAAGTGCTCGACGAGGTGGGCGGTAATGGTTGAGTACGGCAGCCTGCCCTTCGAGGAAGCGGAGACGTTCTTCCGCGACAAAGTCCGCATTCCCACGCGGCATTGGGATGACCTGAAGAAGGGCCAGCACGCCAGGGGCTTCATGATCGCGGGGGCGCAGCGGGATGACATGCTCTGCGACTTTCAGGTCGCGCTTCGCAAAGCAATCGAACAAGGCACCACCCTGGAGACGTTCCGCAAGGACTTCGACCAGATCGTAGGACGATACGGCTGGAGCTATAACGGCGGCCAGGGATGGCGCACGCGGGTGATTTACGATACCAACCTGCGCACCTCATACATGGCCGGGCGCTACAAGCAGATGACCGATACGGACGTGCTCGCCTACCGGCCCTTCTGGAGGTATCGCCATGGCGACAGCCGTAGGCCCAGGCCTCAGCATCTTGCCTGGCACGGGCTGGTGCTGGCGCATGACGATGGCTTCTGGTCCAGCCACTATCCGCCAAATGGCTGGGGTTGCAAGTGCTCGGTGGAGGCCATTTCCGGCCGCGATATGGAACGCCTTGGCAAGAGCGGGCCGGACCAGACCCCGCCCATTGTGATCGATCCAAAGACCGGTGCGCCGGTGGGCATTGACAAGGGCTGGGATTACAACGTGGGCGAGGCGGCCTGGGGGAAGAAGCTGTCGGAAACAAGCATGAATGAGTGGCGGGCGCAGGGCGCAAAAGCCTGGGAGAGATTGACTCCTGGGGACTGGCAGAGCGCTGGCCGCAAGGAGCGCATCCCGGCAGACATCCCCCGCGCAGCCCTTGGGCCCAAGCTTACCTCCGTCGAGGCTGCGGCCAAGGCCTTGACCGGAATCATGGGCGGCGAGGAGCGGATATATACGCTGCCCTCTGGAGGCAAGATGCTGGTGAACGCCGAGAGCCTGGCCAGCCATGTTGATCTTGAACGCACGCCGTACCTGCCATTGTTGCCGGAGGTACTGGAAAATCCCTACGAGACGTGGCTCTCGTTTGAGCAGCACAAAGGCACCGGCAAGGTGGTACTGCGGCAGCGGCTGGTCAAGCTGGTGCAACTGGATAAGGCCAGGGCCTTGCTGGTGACGGCCCAGGCAAAGAACGGAATGCTGGAAGCGTGGACGATGGTACCGACCACGAAACTCGACTACGTCAATAAGCAGCGGAACGGGAAGTTGTTGTGGGGAAGAGAAGAGGTGGGGCCGTAAGGCTTCCGCAGAAACCTTGGCGCTAGGTGCCGGTTATCGGGACTGCGGCCCAACCGGAACCATCGTTCACATAAAATAGCGCAATTGACGGGGATTGTCAAATGGCCGGAGCCTTCACCCTCATAAACAAGATCGACGACCGCGAGGTCGTTAAGACTCTTGATCGCTTGCATGCCAAGGCTGGCAGGATGGCCCCGGCCTGGAAGAACATCGGTGAGGTGCTGGTGCGATCTACCCAGGATCGATTCGATAGCCAGACAGATCCGGACGGTCGCCCCTGGCAGCGGCTCAAGGCTTCCACGATTGCCGGTAAGGCTCTGCGTGGCCATAGCGACAAGATATTGCGGCAGCGCGGATATCTTTCGGATTCGATCCGGTCCCAGGCCAACGAGAACGGTGTAAGAGTCGGCACCAACCGAATCTACGGAGCGATCCAACATTTCGGCGGCAAGACAAAGCCGCATGTGATCAGGCCAAAAAACAAGAAGGCTCTGGCCTGGCCAGGAGCAAGAAACCCCGCCAGGGCGGTGAACCATCCCGGTTCCGAGATCCCGGCACGGCGATTTCTGGGGATCTCGCGGCAGGACCGTGACCGGATACTTGAGGTGGCTGGCGACCACCTCGGACTGAAAACGTAAATAAAGGCCCGTAGCGGCGTCTTGGTCGACAAAACGTCCGGACGCACGGGTGAGGATGCTCGCGCCTCGCACAAGAGAATCTAAAGATGTTTTAAACGCGGTTGGTGTTTGTCGAACACCAGGGAGGAAGGATGCACAAAAGATATCGGGGAATCGCACTGAACAGCGTGACCGAATTGCCGGACCGTGTGGCCCTGAATTTTGAGTTCTCTCCAGGGGCACATGTGCCTGACTGGATCGAGTTGCTTCCGGCCGGGCCGGAGATAAAGGGCCGAGATGGCCGGGCATGGAGGATGGATGATCCTCAGGCGATCATCGAAGCCTTCCTCGCCGATGTAAAGGATCTGCCGGTGGATATCGAGCACGCCACCGAACTGAAAGCGCCGGAGGGTAATCCCGCCCCGGCAGTGGGCTGGATCAAGGCTCTGGAGGTACGCAACGGCGGTGTGTGGGGCCGGGTGGAATGGACCAACGATGGCGGTTTTACGGTGAGTGAGCGCCAGTATCGCTACATTTCTCCGGTGTTTCAGTACGACAAGACGACCAAGCAAATCCTGCGGCTGACGTCAGCCGCTTTGACCAACCAGCCGAACCTGGCATTGCAGGCCCTCAATCGCGAGGGGCAAACAGAACACGAGGAGGAACCCGACATGGATCTTAAACAACTGCTGGCAGCCTTGGGCTTGCCGGAAACCGCGACCTTGGGCGAGGCGCTCAACCACATCGGCAAGATGAAGGCCGATCTTGCCACCGCCTTGAACCGGGCGGAAAGCCCGAGCCTGGATAAGTTCGTACCCAGAGAAGATTACACTTTGGCCCTGAACCGGGCGACCGCCGCCGAAACCGCCCTGGCCGACGTGAAGAAAGCGGAGATGGAGACCGCGATCAACACCGAGATCAATGCCGCCCTGAAGGATGGCAAGATCACCCCGGCCACCGTCGATTATCACAAGGCGAGCTGTCGGCAGGAAGGGGGACTGGCTCGCTTCAAGGAATATGTGAAAGCTGCTCCGGCCATCGGCGGTTCTTCCGGCCTGGATGATCGGCAGGTAGATGGCGATGGCAAGGCGCTGAACAGCGAGGTCAAAACCGTTGCCGCCATGATGGGCAACAGCGAAGAAGATCTCAAGAAGTACGGCGCTACTGCATAAGCCGTTGGCGGCAGGCCTTTAACCATCAAAGATTAACGAAGCAAGGAGAAACCCATGGCTTTATCCGCAGACAGAAACACAGAAATGAAGGATGGCGGGCTGGTTGTCGTGCCTGTTGCGGCAAACACCAAGTGCTTTGCCGGAGGCATCGCAGTGGCGAATGCCACTGGTTATGCAGCGCCAGGCACAACCGCTACCGGGCTGACCTATCTCGGCCGTTTTGAGATGACGGTGGATAATACTAGCGGTGCTGCCGGAGCACAGAATATTTCTGTGCGGCGCGGCAAGGCCTTTAAGTGGAAAAACAGCGGCACTGATGCCGTGACCCAGGCTGAACTCGGCAAGACTTGCTACATCCAGGACGATGAGACGGTGGCCAAGACTGACGGCACCGGCACCCGTTCTGCGGCTGGCAAGGTTGTCGGTATCGATTCGAGCGGAGTCTGGGTCCAGTAGGCAACTGCCCAACCAGATCGCCGGGATAATCTAAACGGTTCAAATTTCAACAAAGCGGAGGATTTTCAAATGTTCAAAGGTCTCTTGAGTTTACTTCTGTGTCTGGCCGGTTTTGTCGGTCTGGCCATCCTGGTCTCTCCGGAGCACGCTGCTGCTGCTCCCTGGCCCGGCTTCGGTGCGGTTGGCCTGCCGTTGGTGGCCGGAATGATCGTAAATCAGGCCAATATCTCGGCCATCTTCATCAATCTGAAAACCACCTTCAACAAAGCCTTTGAGGCCGCGCCCAGCTTCTGGGAGAAGGTGGCCATGCTGGTGCCTTCTGGGGCGGCAACCAACGACTACAAATGGCTGGCCAATTTCCCTCGTATGAAAAAGTGGATTGGTGACAAATCGGTCAAGGCCCTGGCCGCCTTCGGTTACAGCGTCACCAATGATGATTGGGAGGCCACCGTGGAAGTGGACCGCAACCACATCGAGGATGACCAGCTGGGCATCTATGCGCCCCAGGCACAGATGGCAGGCTTCTCTGCCAAGCAACTGCCCGACGAGATCGTGGCGGATCTGATCAACGGCGTCTTTGCCACCAAGTGCTTTGACGGGCAGTACATGTGCGACACCGATCACCCGGTAACCGATGCCGCTGGAGCGGTGCAGTCCGTGGCCAACAAAGGCACCAAGCAGCTGTCCGCCGCTACCCAGGCCGCCGCTATCGCCTCCCTGGGCGCTGCTCGTACTGCCATGAAGAAATTCAAGGATGATGAAGGGCGTCCGTTGAATATCACCCCGAACATCCTGCTGGTACCGCCCGCCCTGGAGGATATTGCTAACGTATTGGCAACCAACGAACGGCTGGATGATGGCAAGCCCAATCCTTACAAAGGCACCATCACCGTGGTGTCTGATGCCCGGCTCACCTCCGACACCGCCTGGTTCCTGTTGGATACCACCAAACCGATCAAGCCGTTCATCTACCAGGAGCGGAAGAAGCCGGTATTCGTCCAGCAGATCGACCCGCAGGCCGACGATGTTTTTATGCGAAAGATGTTCAAATTCGGCGCTGAGGCGCGGGCCGCTGGTGGCTATGGCTTCTGGCAGTTGATCTGGGGCAGCGACGGTACCGTTGCGTAATCCGTAATCGTAACGAAATGGCGAGGCAGTGGAGAGCTGCCTCGCCCACCACCATCACCGACAACATGAGGACATCATTATGCTTCGCATTACAGCTAAAATGGAAGGGTTTCGCCGCTGCGGGGTGGCACATCCCGCTCAACCAACAGACCACCTTGCTGACTTTTTCACTGAGGGGCAGATCGAGATCCTCAAGGCCGAGCCCATGCTGACTGTGGTCGAGGTCGAGGAAGCGGTAAAGCTCACTGCCAACGAAGTGATCGCCAAGGCTAAGGCCGCAGCAACCATCGAGGAGTTGGACGAGCTTGCCAAGGGCGAGGATCGCAAGAGTGCGATGGCCGTCATCGAGGCCCGGCGCAAAGAGTTGAGCGCATAAGCCATGTACTGCACCTTGAATGATATCCGGGCAACGGTTCCGGAAAACGACCTGATCCAGTTGACCGATGACGCGATGCCGCCGGTCGCGGTCAACCAGGTGAACGTGGACCGGGCCATCACCGATGCCGGGGAGTTGATCGACGGCTATCTCCGGGGAAGGTATGCCCTTCCCCTTTCCCCGGTGCCAGGGCTGCTCAATACTCTGGCTGCCGATGTGGCGATCTACCGGCTGTATGCCCGGCGGATAAAGCTCACCCCGCCGGAAGGCGTTACCGAGCGGTACAAAAGTGCCCTGAAGATCCTGGAGCAGATCCAGTCAGACAAGATCTCTCTTGGGTCGGAAGGCAACGGCGGCGGGGTAACGGTTGAGTCCGGCGGGGCAGTTGTCTCCGGACCGGCCAGGTTATTCAGCCGCGACAGTATGCGGGAGTTCTAATGCTCACCCAGATTGAAGACGCGATCGTCGACCGCATAGAAACAAAACTGGCTGCCACTGCCGGGATGGTTGCCGTGCAGAAAGGGGCGGAAGGCATCCCGCATCCGGCCGTCTATGTCTCCACCGAGGAGGGGAGTTTCAAGGAGGTGACCCAGACAAGTTTCAACCAGGAGGTGAAGATCTTCGTTGATGTCATCTTCTCGAACCTGGCCAGCGAGGGGGAGCGGCGCAAGGGGGTCTACCTGATCCTGCAAGGCATTATTCAGATCCTGCTATTGCAGAAGCTGGGTCTGGCCATCAAGCCGTTGAAGCCGACCAGATGGAGGAATATCACCACCGAGGAATTCAGGGAGAAAGGACTCATTGTCTACTCGCTGGAGCTGGCCACCTCGTTTGTTATTACGAAGCTCGATGATGAGGTGGTGGCGGATCTGCTGACCGTCGGCCTCAATTACTATCTCAAGCCTGGCGATGACGTTGTCGACGCCAGTGACACCGTAACGGTATAGGAGGCAGGCAATGAAAGTGACAGCCGCTCCGGGCCTTATGTGCCCGATGGAAGGCAAGCCCAGAGAGTATATCAATGACGATCCCAAAGGAGTCGTCGTGCCGGACACCAGCTACTACCAGCGCCTGCTCGATGATGGGTCGCTGGTTCTGGTTCCGGTAAAAACCAAGGGAGGTGACCAGTAATGGCATCCAAGAATATCAGTTTTGACACCATCCCGGCCAGTATCCGCAAGCCGGGCAAGTATTTCGAGTTCAACACCAGGTTTGCGGTCCGGACCCTGCCCTCCAATCTTCAGCGGATGCTGATTATAGGCCAGCGGCTGGTCGCCGGGACCGTGGCTGCTCTGGTTCCGACCCAGGTGTTCAGTGATGCCCAGGCGGCGGACTATTTCGGCAATGGTTCTCTGGCCCATCTTATGTGCCGGGCGGCGATTACCGCCAACCGCTATCTGGATCTGACCGTGATTGCCCTGGACGATGCTGGTACAGCCGTTGCAGCCAGTGGCACCCTGACCATCACCGGGCCTGCCACCACCAGCGGCACCTTGGGACTCTCCATCGGCTCGCAGCGCGTCGAACTCGGTGTTGCCTCCGGAGATACTGCCACTGCCATCGCCGCCAATCTGGTGACCGAGCTGGCCAAGTACCCCGGTCTGCCGGTGACGGCTGTCGCAGCCCTGGGCGTGGTGACGTTCACCGCCAAGAACAAGGGCACCGTGGCCAACCAGATCGATCTGCTCGCCGACTGCACCGCCAAGGGTGTCGCCGCCACGGTGGTGGCCATGACCGGGGGCAGCGTTGATCCAACCCTTTCCACGGCCCTGGCCAAGGTTTTTGCCGAGCAATACCATGTGGTGGCCACCCCGTATAACGACCAGACCAACCTGACCACTCTCCGCGATCACCTGGACTCCGTCTCTGGATCTATGGAGCAGCGGGGTGCGGTGGGTGTCTACGGTATTGATGGGGCATTGGCCTCCGCCACTACCCTGGCGGGCCAGGTCAACCATGGCCGAGTGGTGGGCGCATATCTTCGGGGCACCAAGAGTCCGGCCTACGAGATCGCCTGCGCCTTTGCTGCGGTAATGGCCTACGAGGAAGATCCGGCCATGCCCCTTAACACCCTGGAGCTGAAGGGTATTTCCGCACCGGCCATCGACCAGCGCCTATCCCGCACCGAGCAGGAAAACTGCCTCAACAATGGGGTGGCCCCGCTGGAAGTCGGTCCGGGCGAAAAGGTGCAGATCGTGCGGGCCATCACCACCTACGTTAAAGATCCCCAGGGGATTCTCGATATCTCGCTCCTGGACGTGACCACCATCCGGACCCTGGATTATGTCCGCTTGGCTTGCCGCACCCGGATCAGTCTGCGCTTTCCCCGCTCCAAGCTCTCCAGTAAGACTCCGCCCAGGGTTAGAACCGAGCTGGTGGATGTGCTATTTAAGCTGGAGGAGCTGGAGATTGTCGAAAATGTTACCGACTACCTGGCTTACCTGATTGTAGAGCGTGATCTGCAAGACCCCAATCGGTTGGACGGGAAGATCCCGGCGGATGTGGTCAACGGCCTGCATGTCTTTGCCGCGGGGATTGATCTGTTGTTGTAAAAAGCTGATAGCTATCGGCTGACGGCTGTCAGCCATAAAAGGAGAACACTATGCCTGAATACGTATCACAAGTGTTTCTGGAGGTAAACGGCCAGGAGATCAGCGACTTCAGTAGCGTCACTGAAAAGGAAGTCGAGATCAGCAAGGAAGTGAAGCTGATGAACAAGACGGGCTTTGCTTCCGCCACCCCGCGCTTTGGCCTCGAGGTGGAGTATGTGGTGCCAAAGGATGCGCCGGAATTCGATTTCTCATCCGTGAAGAACGGGACGCTGACCATCGACAAGCAGAACGGGGTGCGGGAGACATACACCGGCGTCTATTGTCTCAAGATCGGCACCACCAAATATGACGGCGAAAAAGAAGCGACCAGACAGATTGATTTCGGCGCGACCGGGAGGGTGTGATGCTGGCGGAAAAAGGGACATTGCCATTCGGCATTGAAAGGGAAGGGGCGGGGCATCGCAAGTATACCCTGCGGGAGCAACTGGTGTGCGACGCAATCGAGGTGTTCGACTCCACCGATGCGGAGAGGGCTGGTAAGAGCGATAGCTACTTCGGGGTGTGCGTCATGGCCCAGAGGCTATCGATTGAAGGCATCCCGCAGGAAGAGATCACCACGGCCCTGCTGATGTCCATGCGCCAGACCGACTTCAACGAGCTTGCCGCTGCGGACAAGCGGCTGGAAGAGAAGAGGCGCACGTTTCGAGGCGCGGCTGAAGCCGCAGCGAAAGCTCCAGATAGCGCTGTTGAAGTTGGGGCTTAGCTACCAGGATACTCTGACGATGCCGGAGGGAGAGGTCATGGCCTTGCTGCTTGCCCATGAAGAGATTGTCTCCCCGCAGAAGAAAAAGACCTATGTCGTAAAGAGGAAGAAACCGAGCAATGGGCGATAACATGAAACTGTTCCTGGAGCTGGTCGCAAATGCGTCCGGCTTCAAGACGGAAATGAACAGCTCGCATAGCGCGGTGACACGGTTTGCCCGTGGCGCGAAGGGCGAACTGGATGCCTTGAAGGGCGCGTTCGGTTCCGTCCATGGCCAACTAGCTACCCTCGGGATCTCTGTCGGGGTTGTCAAGACCATGATGGACTCCGCCCGGCTCGACAAGTCGCTGACCCAGATCGGCCAGACCGCCGGAGAAGGGAGCGGCAAGGTGTCGGCGCTGCGGGCGGATCTCTTTGCCCTGGCCAGAGAGTCAGGTCAGGGGGTCGAGGATCTCAAGGACGGCTTCAACTCTCTGGTTCAGTCCGGGCTCAACATGAACGAGTCCAGGGAGACCTTGAAGGGCATCAATACTGCCATGGCCGTAACCGGAGCCAGCGCCCAAACCCTGTCTTCGGGGCTCACGGTGGCGGCAACCGCTTACAATTTTGATTTGTCTAAGCCTGGCATGGCGCTGGAGATGCTCGACAAGATGACCGTGGCTGGTCGCCTTGGTAATGCCGAATTGGAGAACCTCTCCGGGATCTTTGCCAGGGTCGGGGTTAACTCGGCCAGCGCGGGCATGGGTTTTGAAAAGACCCTCGCCTTCATTGAGGGATTGTCCATGGTGGAACGCCAGCCGGAGCGCTTGGCCACCCTGGCAGACAGCACCATGCGGGTATTCACCAATCTCAAATACATGGCCGATGCGCAGAAAGGCACCGGCGTCAAGTTTTTCGATGCGAAGGGTGCCCGGCGTGACGCCCTGGACGTGCTGGGTGACATCAAGAAAAAATATGACACCCTGACCACGGACGCCCAGCGGGCGGTGTTCATTCAGAAGGCTTTCGGTAAAGCCGATCTTGATACCGTCAAAGGCATCAAGACCCTACTCCAAGGAGATTCCTTGAACAAGGTGCGGTCGTTCTCCGACAGCATCGAAAAGGCCGGGGGCACCCTGAAAAGAGATTTCTCCGAGGCGACTCGAAACCTAATCGACCAGACCGGCATGCTGAAGAATGACCTGCGTGAGGCTGCGGACGGGTTTGTCAAACCGATCAACGAGACCCTGGGTCAATTCATCCAGTTTGTCAGAGACAAAAAAGAAAATGGCGGGCTGAATCTGGATGGGAAAAAGATGATAGTTGGTGGCCTGGCCGGAACCTTAGGAACCATGCTCGCCGCAAGATATGGTTCCAAAGGTATTGGCGCTGTAGCCGAGAGAATGCTCAAGGGCGGCGGTTCCGTTGGTCTTGGGGTAGCTGAAGGCAAGGTTCTGGAGGCTGCCACTGGGGTAAGTCCGGTATTCGTCGTCAACTGGCCCACTGGTTTTGGTGGTGGTGTACTTCCGCCTGGTATTCCGCAGGGTGTTCCGACTGCGGCTTCGGCTGCTATCGGTGCCTCATGGGCCGTTCCTTTGGCCATCCCGATTGCGACCGCAGTTGCCGCAGAGACCTCCATGGCGATCGGCAAGGCAATAACCAATGCCCAGATCGCATCGTCGTCGCAAGAGACCCTACGGACTCTCCGGGATAGACACATGGTCATGGGCGGCGGCTCCGATAGCTATCAAGTGAGAGCGATTGACTCAGTGCTCAATCGTGGATACGAGGGCGGTGGCGGCCCAATGAAAAACGACATCAACCTGAGCATCGCCATCGACGGCAACAACCGGGTGGTAACGCAAACCAGCGATCCGAATACCCACACCAAAATCAATACCATGCGTCGGGGCAGCTTTGGTCCGGCGGCTATGGCTTCGTCCCATTAAGAGGACCGACTGAATGCCCGATCTTTACATGGCCCAGCTCGATGGTTTCGCCCTGGAGATAGAAACCACCGACGATGCCTTTGAAAAATCCATTGTCCGGCACGAGTACCCGTTCATGGACGGCGCGCTCCTGGAGGACATGGGCCGGAAGGCGCGGATCGTGAAGTTCCGCTGCTATTTCTGGGACGATGGGGCGGACCATCTAACCTACGACACCCACATCGAGCTGGTGAAACATCTGGCGTCTCAGGAGATCAGCGAGCTGGTCCACCCGAAATACGGTCCTCTCCGGGGCTGTGTCGAGTCGATGTCAGTGCGGCATGATGACCGTGATCGGACGGCGGAGATCGATGTCACCTTTGTCGAGGGGCTTATCGAGGATGGCGGGAACACCAGGCACGAGGATGTCGAGGCCGGAGCCGAAGAGGCCTACAACGACGGCATCGAAGATCAGAAAAAAGAATTCGCCGACGATGTAAAGGAGGCCCTCGGACCTGAAGCTCAAGGCATTCTGGACAGGGTACTTGACCCGGCAAAGGGCATCGTGGAGCAGTTCAGCGATGTGTCCACCAAGGCCAGGAATTACCTCAAAACGGTTGAGTCGTATACCGGCACCATGGAGGCCACGCTGAACAAGATCGCCAACCCGGCCAACTCCCTGGTCTCCACCATAAATTACGGCACCAATCTTCCCGGCCGGGTGATCGGCAGCGTGAGCCGTTGCGTGGAGCGCTATGCCCTGCTCTATGACTCACTGAAAAATGCTCCGGCCCGTTTTGTGAACAGCATGACCTTCGGCCTCAAGGGGTTGTCGAACACCTCAGGGAAATTCTCCAAGACCACGAAGATTGCAGGGGCAAGCCATACCGCGCTCCAGACCGCTTACCTTTACAAGGCTGATGAGACGCTGCGGGTTGCCCAGAAAAAGAACGAAGGGCTCCGGGCCTTTGATGCCCTGGGGAATTACACAGCTCCGGCTGCTGTTGCCAGCAGGGTAAGCAGCACTGATGCTGCTGTCGCTCCTGAAACGACAATGACGGTGAACGAGTTGGAGAGCAGCCTGGCCGAAGTGCGGGGAAGTATCCAGGAGGCCATTGATCTTTCCAGGCAGAACACCAGCCTGAAGCAACAGGCCCTGCAACTCCAGACCCATGTGAACAGCATCAAGCTGGAGCGGGAGAAAATTATCCAAGTGCTGCTCGACAACCCCATGCCGCTGCACCTGGTCTGCCTGAGATATGGCCTCCCCTATAATGCCGCCGAGCGGCTGTTGACGATTAACGCCATCCCCAACCCCAATAGCACCAGTGGAGAGGTGAGCGTGTATGCCTCCTGATAACGTTACCCTTCAGATAGCTGGCCACAGGATCGAGCGGTTCGCGTCGTACTCGGTGGAAGCGGATCTGTACACGGCAGACGACGCCTTCTCCCTGGAGGTGGCCGCTCCCGAGATCGAGATCAAGCGGGGTCAGCGGTGCGAACTGTATGTCGGCGGCAATCTGGAGCTGACCGGTATTATCGACAAGCGCTCCCGTAAATATGCCAAGAGTGGCTCGCTGACCATACGGATCGAGGGCCGAGATCTGATGGGGCTGCTGGTGGACTCCTACTGCGAGCAGTTCGTCTCGGTCCAGGGCAAGAAGCTCTCGGAGCTGGCGGCAATGCTGCTCAAGACCGTGCCGTTCATCAACCGCAAGCAGATTCAGTACCAGGAGAATATCGTCGGCAAGCTGAAGGGTAAAAAGAAGGCCGTTGACACCCCCATGATCGGCTTCCTGGACACTCCGCAGAAGATCTCCCAGATCGAGCCGGGCATGACCGTGTTCGAGGTGCTGCGGACCTATTCGGCCAGCCGAGGGCTGATGTTCTTTGCCCTGCCGGACGGCACTTTGGTTTTCGGTAGGCCGAAGGCCAAAGGCGAGCCGATGTTTACGCTCACCTGCACGAAGAACGGGGTCGGCGGCAATGTGCTGGAGGGTGAGGAGATCGATGACATCTCGAAGCGGTACTCAAAGATAACGGTGCTCGGCCAGCAGCAGGGCCAGGAAGATTTCGGCATGGACGCCCACAAGATAACCACCAAGGGAGTGGTCGAAGACAAGGACTTCCCCTTCTACAAGCCCTTTGTCACCAGGGACAACAACGATTCGCAAAGCCCGGCGCTCCACGCCAGGTTCCTGTTGGAGCAGCAGCGCCATCAAGGCTACCAGCTCCACTATAAGGTTCAGGGGCACAATCAGAACGGGAAGAACTGGCAGATCAATGAATTGTGCCAGGTCCACGACGAGGTGCTGGGAGTCGACGGGGTGTTTCTTATCTATGGACGGACCTTCGAACGCTCCAGGACTGATGGAACCACAACCAGGCTGAAACTTGGGCCTCCGGGGTTGGTGCAATGATCCGGGGCATCATCATATCCGTGTGGGAAGGGGTTATCAAACGCTTCAGCGCCTCCGGCCGGGCCGGGGAGACATTTACCGATCGGGAGTATTTCCAGCACTACGGATACACCTCGCGGCCATTGCCAGGTGCTGAGGGAATCATCTTCCGGGAGGGGAACCATATCATTATGATCGCCTCAGATGACCGTCGGTACCGGATCGCCCTCGAAGAGGGAGAGGTGGCGCTGTATGACGACCAGGGCCAGGTCATCAAGCTGATGCGTGGCAAAGAGATCCATGTCTATGGGTGTGACAAGCTGACCGCCGATGTGGCGATGGAAACCAAGGTCACCTCGCCGGTGGCCACGGTGGTTGCCTCCACCAGCTGCCAGGTGACCAGCCCCGTAATCAACCTGGGCGGCGACCGGGGAGGGTTGCGGTCACTCATCGACGAGCGGTTTCTGGCCCTATTCAATGCCCATAACCACGGTGGGATACAGCCCGGCAGCGGCAATAGCACCGGACCGAACACAACACTGACGCAGGCCAACACCTGCACCACTATCACCAAGGCGGGCTGAAATGGATTTTGCAATCACCATACCGGAGGATGGCCAGGCCCAGATGACCTTCGGCGAGGCTGGCGACATCTTCAATAATATCTACCTCAGTCTGACCGTTAAAAAGGGCTCCTTTTTTCACAACCCCGGATTTGGCCTGCGCCAGAGAGGCAGGCTGAAGAATACCGAGACCACGGCGGCACTGATCCGTCACGATTATAAAGATGCCTTGCAATGGCTCATCGATACAGGGCGGGCTCGATCAGTGGATGTCTCGTCAGAGCGTGACCGCAGACAGGATCTGAATCGCTTGAAAATCCTGATCGAAGTTGTGCAGGCGGACGGCCGCACGGTGACGTTTACGACATTTAGAGAGGTGGTGTGATGGCCTTTGAAAAAACCTTCGACGAGATCCTGAACGGTATTCTGACCGATTTCCAGAATATCTTCCCCAGCGTTGATGTCTCCCAGGGGAGCCTGGCCTATATGAAGGCGGCGGGCTACGCCTCGGCCTTGTGGGGGCTCTATAAATACCAGGAATGGATCAAAAGGCAGGCCTTTCCAGACACCGCCGACACCGAGGCCCTGGAACATCATGCTTGGGTGCGCGGGATATCACGCACGGCTGGAGAGAATGACGCAGACTACCTAGTTCGCCTGCTCGATTACATCCGCATGCCCCCGGCCGGAGGCAACAAATACGATTACGAAAAATGGGCGGAGGCGGTCGATGGGGTGCATGCGGCGTATGCCTTTCCCCTAGCCCAGGGGGCAGAGAGCGTGGATGTGGTGATCGTAGCCAACACGACCACCGGCTCCGAGATCCCAAGCCAGGCATTGATTGATGCCGTGGCTGCTTGTATCGAGGATGTACGCCCGGTGGGGGCGCGGTTTGTTCGGGTGCTGGCCCCGACCATCGTGAGTCAAGCCTTGACCATGACCGGGGTGGGGAGCGCCCTGGCAGCAACGGTGCAGTCTGACATCGCGGCATATCTGACCAGATTCGAGCCGGGGCAAGAGTTATATCTACCCCAGTTGCTCTCCATCGCCACGGAAAACGGCGCGGTAAACCCGGTGATCCTGGTACCGGCGGCCACGGTTACGCCGCAACCGTATGAAATGCTGCGTCCAGGGGTGATCAATGTCAGTTAGCGCCAAAGATACCCTGCGGCTTCTCTTCCCGGTTGAATTGAGCGGTGACCATGACGCGGATCTGGATCTGGATGCCAAACACCTGGACACAGCCCAGGCCAGCGCCGAGACCTTGCTGGTGGAGATGTTCCCTGACCAGGCTGCCGTCACGTTGGTTGACTGGGAGCGGGTACTCGGTCTCCAACCTGGTGCGGATGATCCACTGCAATACCGCCGCGACAAGGTCGTACGAAAAATCCGCGAAAAAGGCGGGCTCTCGATCCCTTATTTTACCCGGCTGGCCGAGTCCCTGGGCTACGTGGTCAAGATCGTGGAGCCGCTGCCGTTTATGGCCGGATGGGGAGCGGCCGGAGATGAGCTGTTCGGCGACACGGTCGTTTATCAGTGGGGGTTGGAGATCTATAACCAACCGATCTACGAGTTTCGGGCGGATGGATCTGCGGCGGGAGAAATGTTGTCTTGGTGGGATTCGCAAACTCTGCTCGAGGAGTTGTTCAGGGAGCTGAAGCCTGCGCACACCTTTGTCTACTTCAGCTACATTATATAAGGAGGAACCATGCAAAGAATAGGAACGCAAGACGGTCTTTTTAATGCCGGAGATCCGGCGACCAATACCAAAGGCACGGTCGTCACCGCAGATTGGCTGAATACACATCAAGAAGAGTTAGCGGGGGTGGTGGAAGGCTTGGGCGGCACTCTTAATCCGGCTGACAATGGCCAGCTATTAGCTTGTCTCCTCGGCGCATTTGTCGGAAAGGGTGATTTACGATTGCCTCTTCGCTTTACCGCAGGCGGCACGGCAGACGCAATCACCGGCATAACTAATCCGGCCATTACAGCGTATTCCGATGGGCTTAGAGTTACCACCGTGCCGACAGGCCCGAACCTCACAACCACTCCGACCCTGGATGTCGGGGGCGGGCCGGTTATCATTCACAAGAGAGACCCTAGCAATGGGTGGACTCCTGTTTCACGCGGAGACATGAACAATTCTGGACCTGCTGATTTTCAATATGACAACGCCCATGCCTGCTGGATTTTGCTAAACCCTATCCCTGCTGTTGGGCCGTGGGGGTTTAGGAATAAGATTATCAACGGCAGTTTTGATATCTCTCAGCGCGGTGCATCATTCGCAATCCCAGCCCTTACGGCGACATATGGATGCCTGGACAGGTGGGCTTATTGTGCGGGAGCGGCAAATTTGATAACGGTTTCCAAAAATGGCGTAGCCAGCCCTGTTGGTTTTACCAACGCCATGAGATTTTCTGTCGCTGCCCCTTACACCTCGGCAATCTCCTATATGTACGCTGCTTACGTTATGGAGAGTCAAGACTCAACGAAGCTGGCGGGGAAGACTGTCACTTTGTCCTTGTACGGGAGGAAAGGAGCGTCGGCAAACCCAACCCTCAATCTGTTTGTCAGAATGGGTAAGGGTATAGATCAATCTGTAGGCAGCATGCTAACTTCCACATGGACGGGAGGCACTGAGCAGGCACCTTTAGCATTGTCAGGATTAACAACTGCATGGCAACGGTTTCAGCTCACATTTGCAATCCCTGCTGATGTGACACAGATTGGAATGTTTTTAAATTACTCGCGGGCGGCGGGTGCCACAGACGCAAATGACTGGTTTGAGGTTACAGGATTGCAACTGGAAGAGGGGTCTGTTGCTACCCCCTTTGAAAGCAGGCCCTATACTGTGGAGGAAGACCTGTGCAAAAGATATTTTCGGAAGTCTTTTCCTAGGGCGACTGCTCCGGCCCAGGCTGTTGGGAATCGCTATGGTGCCGTGACCTACAGGGTGCAGGTCTCTGGGTTAGCAGCGGGCTACTCGCTCTTTGTGCCGTTTAACCCTCCGATGAGGGCTACTCCCACAACCATAACAACTTACAACCCTGATGCGGCAAACAATAAATGGAGAAACACGACTGCCGGAGACAGTGATACAGCAGGCATCTTTAATGCCTGTGAAATGGGTATGCAACTTACTAATGCTCAGGTGGCTGGCGACCTGGCAACCCATAATTGTTACATCCATTACACGGCGGAGGCTGAATTATGAGTTATCAACTAACAAAAGGTGATTGGCCCATGCGCCTTTCCGATGGGGCGTTTGTAAACCCGGAGACTAATCAGGAATATCTTGACTGGTTGGCAGATGGGAATGAACCCGACCCTGCTGATACACCCCCCATAACCTTGGCAGACTATCAAGATGCAGTTCAGGACATGCTCGATGCCAAAGCAAAGGAACGGAACTACGATGACATCCTCTCTCTTTGCACCTACGTTGCCAGCGGCAATCCGCTTTTCGCAGCGGAGGGGCAAGCGGGAGTTTCCTGGCGGGATGCGGCATGGGCAAAATGCTATGAAGTTCTGGCCGAAGTTCGGGCAGCAACAAGACCACAGCCTACAGTGGAAGAGTTGATCGCCGAACTCCCAGCAATGGTTTGGCCGACATGAAGCAAGTCGCCATCGCCCTCGACCAACTCCTGAATACGCTCCTCGGCGGTTGGGCAGATGAGACTCTATCTGCCCGCATGTGGCGTCATCGAGGATTGGCATGGTGGCGGGAGGCTCGGTGGCTGGTTGACAAGCTGTTCTTCTGGCAGCCGAACCACTGCTACCAGTCATTTGTTTCGGAGTTGCAGCGGAAGCAGTTGCCGGAAGACTACCAAGAGGGGATGTGAAGTAAGGACGGGACTGGGGGCTGCGTTAACAGCCCCCGAACCATCCACCCGTGCGGAAACACGGAATGGAGGCCCGCAGGAATACCTGCTTTCGTCCCGGTGCTGTGGTACAGCAGCGCGGAACGTAGCACAATGCCTGCCCATATTCAAGGATGTAAACAATGGGCTCATTTATACCGTATTTTGGAGGCAAGACCAGACTCGCAAAACGCATCATCGAGAAGATCCCGGCGCATGGCTGCTATGTAGAGGTGTTTGCCGGTAGCGCCACGGTGCTCTTCACCAAGGAGCCGTCCAAGGCCGAGGTGTTGAACGACTTCGACCAAGAGCTGGTCACGTTGTACCGGGTGATTAAGCACCACCCTTTGGAATTCCATCGCCAGTTCGAGTTGAGCCTGGTGAGCCGCGACGAATTCGCCAGAATGCTGCAAGTGGTTCCGGAAACCCTCACCGACATACAGCGTGCGGTTCGCTACTTCTACCTGCAAAAGAATAGCTTCGGTGGCAAGGTCACTGGCCAGACCTTCGGCACCTCCACCTCCGGTCCACCACGGCTCAACCTGTTCAACCTGGAGCGCACCATCCATGACGCTTGGCTTCGCCTGTCCCAGGTGACCATCGAGCGGCTGGACTTCCGAAAGCTGATCCCAAAATACGACCGGCCGCATACCTTTTACTTCCTCGACCCACCTTACTGGCAGATCCCCGGCTATCGGCACGACTTTGAGGCACAGGACTTTCACGATCTGGCCAACACCCTCTCCGGCATCCAGGGCCGCTTCCTGATGACCATTAACGACACGCCCGAGGTGCGGGAGATATTCAAGGAGTTCAAGATCGAGGAGGTGCGGCTTCGGTATTCGATGAGCCGCAATGGTAAGGCCAGGAGCAAAGAGCACACCGAGTTGCTGGTGGCAAATTACTGA